ACGGACGCACTTGATTTTAATATCAAGCCATGCTTGCGGCGGGTTCTCGGCCAGATCAAAGAGTGCTTTGCAAATCTTATTCTCAAGCGTGAAGTAGCGGCGAAAGCCCATCGGCGTCTCGATGTAGTCCGCAGGCTCGTGCCACTCCACTTTCTTACCCAAGCCGCCGGGCTGGCGCATTGAGCAGAACATATTGAAAATCTTCTGGCGGGACTTGCCCACTTCGGGATAGTCCTTCAAGAACTCAAGGTAGGCTTTCTCAGCCACCATCGCATCGACCTTGTATTTCTTGACCAGCGTATTGTGATCGCCGCCATAGATCATTGCAAAGACCGACGATTTTGCAATCGTATAGTAGTCTTTGATTTTTGATCCCTTGGAAGCGATAATGCTTTCGTAGGTCTGTTCGGGATATAGCTTCGCCCCGAACAACGCATGGATGCTCCGACCTTGTTGCAGCGCTATCCGCAGTTGCGGATCGTTATATGCCGCGTCAGCTAGGACGACCTCGAAGGAATCAAAGTCGCCGCCGCACAGCACAAAACCATCATCAGCAAAAGTAAAACAGCGTCGAACACCCTTCTCGCGGTTAATTCCTTGCGGATTAAGACCATCGGTACCAGCCATCCGGCTACTAAGTGTACCGATAACAATAAAAGAAGCATGAAATCTTCCAGCGGAAAGGATTTTATCATAGAGTTCAGCTTCCTTCACTCCCTTGCGTGCATTCAGGACTTCGGCCGCACGAACGGCAGCCGGATGAAGTCGCGACCCTTTGCAGATTGGACAGTCTTTGATTTCAACATCAGAATAGGCGCAGTCGCACTTGCTCTCAGCGATTTCTTCCAGTACGATTTTCTTCGTGCTAGTTCCAAGCAACTTCGCGTTCGTCTCGTCCATCACTTCCCGAATGTAATAGGAAGCTGGACGCGGGGCTATGGGAATGTCTTTAGCTTTATCGCGAGCAACAATCTTTTGCCGCTCCATAGCAGCACAATCCACCGCGAACCCACGCCATCGCACGGCAGCGACCATGCACGCCAATTCACTGTCATCGTCCCCAGGCTCAGGGCTGCCAAAGTGCTTCTCCAATCCACGAGTGTACTTCACGTCGTCAGTGGCGTACTGCCGAGCATCGCTGCGGTATGCCCAATGCTCGATATGGAACTTGACCATTTCGGGCCAAGCCTTCCGCCAGTGACCGGGCTTGCCGACGCTCAATGCGAATGGTGCCCATCCCTTTTCTTCCGGCCGTAAGGCCGTGTCGATTTCAACATCAGTGTAGCGAAGCAGTACGTTGTCCTCAATCTTGAGGGCGTGCTTCGCCAAGGTTTTCAGATCGCCTTTTGGGGCGAAGCCTAGAACCACGTCCATGAACTCAGTCTCGCCCGCGATTGGAAACACCTTCCACTTCGGGGCGTACTTGTCCTTTCGACGAGCATGATAGATGCCGTCAAGCTGGACTCGGTTCTCAAGCTCAGCAGCTACCTCGTCGGCTATGATCGAGGGAACCCGCTTGATTCTAATATCATCACGGGCCATGAGGCTTTGATACGGTCCCTTGCGGGCGTACAGCATTAGGTCCAATGCCGCCTTCGGCTTCAAACAAGGACCAAATCTGGCCTTGGGTTCGATCATCGCAAGCTCGTCGATATGCTCCATCGGGATGGCGTTGTAGTCGCCAAACTCAATGAACATTGTGTACAGCTTGCACAGGTGGAACCAGTCAAACGCTAGATTGAATCCCACTACATCGCACGATGCAATCTTCTCAATCAACTCCAGCGTCTCGCCCATAGGCAAGCGCCAAATGTCGTGCAGAATGATTTCGCCATCGTCGAAGGCATATTGAAGCAGAACAGCGACACCATGCAGACCACAAGTTTCCGTATCAATATAGACCTTCATGCTGCCTCCAACTGGTTAGGAGGGTGGGCGTGGAAACCGCCCCGACAAAAGCGGGGTTTGATTTTCAAAATCACAATTCCCATCCGCGATACTTTTTGTATCCCGGCTGAACTTCCGGGTCAGCCTTAGCTGCCCGGCGTTCAATTACATTCTTCGCCCTCTTAGTGGCCTTATGCCGCTTACTTGGCCGTTGAGGCCGGGCGTCGGCACACTCGCCCAGGTTTCGTCGTCTTGCCATAAGGCACCGAGTAGGAGTCGAACCTACAACCTGCTGATTACAAATCAGCGGCTCTGCCAGTTGAGCTATCGGTGCAACCTCCCTAGAATTCCGAGGGAGGGACGAACGTCTTTCCAGCCGCAGTTGCAGCCGCTTGAACGTCCGTAAATAGTTCCGCCGTGCAAATCTCGCCCGTCGCCCACGCCAGGACGCGGGTATGCAGGCCGTAGCCAAGGGTCTTGGCCAACAGTTCCATCATGTCGAACATTTCCGTCCGCTTCCGCTCGGACTTCGTGCTGGACGGCTTTTTCTTCCGCTCGGCAACGTCCGCCGGCTTCTCGCCGCGCTGCTTGGCATCTTTGATTTTGCGGACGGCCTCGAACTGCTTGTCCACCGACTCCAGGCTGTAAATCTGCTTGATCTGGTATTGATTCAGCAGACCGGCCCGTGCCTCTTGCTGGATTTCTTCCGGCAAGCGCAAGATGTAGTAGCGAACCTGAACCCAACTGCTCGACTTGCCGATGGCCTTCGCCACCGTGTCACGAGGAACGCCTGCCTTCTCCAACGCCGCGAGGGCGTGAGCTTCCTGCACAATGTCCAAGTCCTTCCGGTCGAAGTTCTCGGACAGGTTCAGGATGCGAGCCTGAGCCTCGGTCAAGCCCTTCCGAATCATTGCTGGAATGGTTTTCCGTCCAAGCACAACGACTGCCTTGTGGCGTCTATGGCCCGCGATGATGCGGTACTTCAAACCCTGGGCTTCCAAGCGTGCCCGCAGTGCCACGTCCTGAACGTCAGCCACGGGCTGCGTCGTGATCGGGAACTGCAAACCATGCTCGTTGATTGATTTCGCCAAATCAGCCACGTCGAGTGGGCTGATCGGACCACGGCAATTGAACGAATCATCGTGAAACAGTTCCGACATTGGCAGGTTATACACCTGATAGTCGGCATTGGTTTCGGGTGCTGGTGGAGTCAAGGTTGCTGTCATTAGTTCCTCGGAGTGATTTCAGAAATCAATACAGATAGCCGGGTGGAGTCCCGCTAACCGTATGGGACGGTTAGTAGTGCGGCTCCACCCGGCTTTTCGGCGGCGCAGGATTTACAGGGAGTAAGTCTCCCGTTGCTCTGCTCCCTTACCTAAATACCCAACGGGTTGGGGTTACGCCACCGCTTATGCACCATCCTCTGACGCCAGAATCACTTTGTAGCGCTCTGGGCCGTTGGCTTCCTTTTCAGGATTGCACAAACGAACGGGCAGTCGCCATGACACGCCCTGCTTCGCGTGGACACCATGCAGAAGTTGCATCGGCTCCCGATAACCGGAGAAGCTCTCATAGCTGTACGGCGTTGTGCCGCACCAAGCGCCATTGATGAACGTCTCACCTTTCAGGTCAGCCATGCTCGCAAACGCATGGAAGTGTCCTAGCACGAAGTACCGCGTGCGGATTCCGAGCGAATTGTGCAAGGCGACAAGTCGCCGAGTCTTTCGCTCGATGCCGTACCACGGGATCGAATTCCACGACTTAATGTCGTCACCGTGTTGGATATGAAAGCCATGCCCGTTGATTTCATAGTTCAACGAGAAGCACTCAGGGATCGCAAACGTGACGTTCTTCAAGCCGCGACAATACGTCATCGCGATTTCAGAAACCAAGTAGTCCCAATTATCCCACGGGCCGTTGAAGTCTTTCTTCAAGCTGCGGCGACCGTGATTTCCCGGCAAGCAAATGACATTGATTTGCGGGAAGTATGGGGCCAAATCGCGGATCATCAACGCCTGCATCTGGCCGATTGCCAGAGAGTTCCTGAACATATTGCGATAGTACGAGTGGCTTGCTCCGCCGTGGATTTCGCCGTTCGTATGATCGCCATAGCTCAGAATATGCAGAACCGGGAACTTGTAGTTCGAGAGGGTCTGCTGCGAGAATTTGATTACAGAATCAACGTATTGCTCCGCCCGGCAAAGGGCTATCGGAAAATCAAACGTCTCCATTCCGCCGACCGAGTGAGGCTTTACCACTTCGTCGGCGTGTTCATCCGACAAGTGCATCACCAAATGCTCGGTCACGGTTTCAGGCGTTGATTTCCTTAAATCAGGAACCTGTTTGAATTCCTCCAGCGGTGTCACGATGGCTTGAAGCTCGTCCACAAGCGTCGTCAAGATGCCGTGCTTGTGGGTCGCGTTCTTCAAGTCCTTTCGCAATCGGCTGTTGTCACTCAACAGATTGCTGATCCTGGATTCAAGACCGAGGATTTTATCTACGTCTTTCATGGAATCTCCGTTGTGTTGGTCGAGCCTCGACCCCGACCTTTAGAACAATCGCTCGTCGCCTACTAATAGAAGTGCGTCGTTCAACGCCCCCAATGTCATATCCTGCAACTGCCGTTTGGCCCGGAGATTGTCCAGTACCGTTCGGTCAGTCGGAAGATGCAATAGGTCGTAGATCGTTGCTCCACGATTCACGTCCATGCCCGGTCGATGGATTCGATCCTCCGACTGGATACGGGACTCAGCATTAAAGTCATTTGAAAAATAGACGATACTTGGGGAAGCTGTTAGCGTCAACCCCATGCCCGCGGCTCCCGGTTGTCCGATGAACGCCACTCGCGGATGGTCCTCTTTCAAATCCTGAAAGATCGAAAGAGGATCACCAATCAACGGGTTTCGTTTCGAGTCAACCTGCCACCAGCCGCGGCCATCCACACGGATCACAGACCATTCCTCGCCCAACGCCAAGTTGACGCAGCGATCCACAGAGCCGCTAAAGCCGCCGTAGATCACGATGCGTCCCACTTCGTCGTGGTCCGTCAGTAGGTCTTTCAGGGCGTCATCCTTCGGGCACTTGACTTCCTGAATCTTGCGAACGAGTCTGTCCGTCTCACCGTTCTCGTCACAGTACGGACACTCAATCTCTTTGATTTCAAAATCAGCCGCGTTCGCATCGGCTTGCTGCTGGAGTTGCTCGGCCGTACCTTCGATGTACTTCCGCGTCCCGTGGCAGACTTCGCACTTCTGCTTGCCCTCTTTGACTTCGATATATTGGAAGCCGTCCGAGAGTTCCCGCAGGAGCGTCATAGCGCTAATCGTATTGGGAGCCTTCGCCGCGATCAACTTCGCTGCACGCAAAGTTTCCGGCAATGGCTTGCAAATGATTTCGCGATAGATTTTCTCCGGCAGGTCCAAGCAGTCGCGCTTGAACTTAACGGTAACAAGGCCACCCATCCGTTTGTACAGATTGTGTACCTCGTTGACCGACGGGATGAAGGCGTGCCAGTCGGTCGAAACCGCTTGGTCGTGCGTCATGTCCGTTTCCGGCAGTCCGCACTTCATGCACTTCTTGTCGTCGTCCAGCCACGTCACACGCTGCTGGAATACTCCGCCCGCTATTGACTCTTGTTGTTTGAAGATACCAAGCCGTAGTTGGAACTTGTCCACTGTACCTTCCCGCAGGAAGCCCGGCTGCGCAACTTCGCACTGATGCCACCAATCGACCGGCGATTTCGGAGCCGGCGATCCTGACATTAAAATCACAAAGCCCTTTTCGCCCCAATGGTGACGAATACCGTCGGCCATCGCTTTCGCAGCTTGACTTCGTTTGGCCGTGTAATTCTTGATTCTCGATGACTCGTCGAAGATGATCCCTTGAGGCGGAGCCTTTCCGCTCAGCCATGATGCCACGTCAGACCGCAAGGCATCGTAGGTTTCCATCCTCGGATTGATTTTGCACTTCCAGATTTTCAATTCCCGCTCGACCGCCTTGAGGGCACTGCGAGGGGCAATGTACCACCAGTCAAGAACACCCGACTGCTCCATCACTTCGATGGCCGCGAGTGTCTTGCCCGTACCCATTTCCGCTGCGAAGATGCAGTAGTGCCGCGTAAGCGCGAACGCTGCCAATTCGCATTGGTGAGCATACAACGGCCGCGTGGCCGTGAATGGAACTAGCGGTCGATCATATCGTTCATACGGATTGCGACCAAAAAGGAAGTCAAGTTGAAATTGATTTCGAGCCGTGTTTTCAACGGACCAAATTTTGGTCGTACCGTAAAGTTTCAGCGTGATTTCAGGATTGAGGGGTTTTCGATCACCGACAGGTCCATGCCACTTGCTGCCCTCCATTGCCTTAATCTCGGCCATGAAGGGGCGCGAGAAGGGGAAGTGGAAATACAGGCGTCCATTAACCTCGGCAACCTTAACATCAAGTTTGTGCAAATATCGCCCATCTTTGAACTTGAATGTCTCAGTTTTGATTGTCATTTAGGCTCCAACAGGAACGTCCGGTCCGGTAGTGATTTCTTGCGAGTTGCGTGCCAGAGTTCCCCCAAGCCGAGCGACTCAAAGAACAACACCACCTTGTCGAACAACAGCCGTAGGTTGAACGGCTGCCTGTCGGCGCAGCAGATGATAGTTGCTTGGTGCCAGTCTTGAAGATTGCCAGAAACGATTGCGATGCGTTCACCATCGACGGTGGGCGTCATCGTGACACGGAGCCGCGTGCGCTCCATGATTAAAAGAATCGTCTCGGCATCGGCATAGACGTTAAAGACGAACGCTAAATGATTCAGTAAATCATTGGCGTCCCGAAGGGCACCCAAAGCATCCACGAGGTTGCGGTCCTGAAAAGACGCCGCAACCACCAAAAACTTCCCATAATCGCTTAAAGGCCGCGAACAATGGTCCACGGCCTTCACAGGCGAATATCCCAAAGCATCCTGGGCCGTTTTAAGAAACGTCGTCCAGTCTATCCGTGGGACTACAATCGGAATAATGTCCGGTGCCATGTTGAGCCTGCTTTCGTGATTTCCGAAATCAAAGCAGACTCAACAATGCGACTCGGTTGGGGACAGTCTGTCAAAGGGTTCCGCGACACCGTGCTAGCCGGCCGTTGTACTGCCTGACAGACTGTCCACAACCGCCCTCCCGCTGTTGGTCAGGAGGGGCGGTCGCGGTCACTACCAATAACCTGATTTGTGAAATCAAGTCGAGGGACTTGATTTGATTTTATGCAATCGGGCGCAGCCGTTGCCCTACTATAGCATACCTTGCGGCTGCAAATTGTCAAATGGATTTTGCAATCAAATCACGTCTTGAATGGGCCGTAGAATTGCCTACGGCGCATTCAAGACGGCCCTGAATTGATTTTGAAATCAACCAGGGCCGCTGCATGAATGGCAACTGATTTTGCAATCAATTACCGACTATCGGGCACGTTCACCAGCACCGGCTGCATCGCCAGTGGGAGCCAACTCCGGCCCGTCGGTCTGCGGTTTCAGGAACTTGTCAGCCTGTTCCTTGATTTCCTCGACGGGAGGAAGATCGAACGGAGTGGAGCAGGGCGTGAAAACCGGCCCGTGCCACTTGAACCGCTTCCCTTCAATCAACTGCGATTTGAACGTCGCAGCCTTTCGCAGCCGGGCGTGCAGGCTTCGAGCCTCACCCCGCGCCGTCTTGCTCGACAGGAACACCGTCGCGTAGGTCTTGCTGTCGGGAACGTAGATCAAGAACTCAGGACCGTACATGCACTTCGACTCCGAAGTGGCGCTGCGCTCCTGGATGCTCTTGAAGGTGTCGCTCTTGTGGTCATAGCTGGTCACGATCTGTTCGCCGCTCAGGTCGAGGGCTTTCACGCGGCCAGTGATGACGAGGCAGTTGAACTCTTTGCCCAAGTCCTCAAGCTGATCCTTCCCACGAACCAGTCCCCAATGGGCGACTGGAATCTTGCCTTCTTTTGCGGCGTCGGAGGAACTGCCGAAAAGCTGGACACGAGGAAGGAAAGCCGACGACCCGGCAACGGCCAACAAATCTTCTTCGCTCTGCACAATCGCCATATCACCGCCACCGGCGTCGATGGGAATGAGGTCGTTGTCGTAGCAGGTGAAGAATATGCCAGAGAGAATGTCCTCAAAGTCTTGGTTCATCTGTTTCTCGGTTGAGTGGAAATGATTTTGAAATCAAACAAGCAGGGCCACCCTGCTTACTGCCTTTGGCAGCGTAGCTCTTATGGATGGCCCTGCTTTTCGTCACAGACTGATTTTGAAATCAGCCTCGGAGACTACGAAGCCGTGCTGCCAGCGGCGGCAGCGCGAGCCTTCGCGGCGGCCTCGGCCGCTTCCTTCTCTTTCTTCTCGGCGCGCTCGACCTCGCGGGCCGTCTTTTCCGCTGCCTTCTTCTGCTCGCGGGCCTCCCACTTCGCCTTCTGGGCGGCAACGCTGTTGCTGTCCAGAGACAGAGCGAAAGCGATACCGAGGGCGAAACCCTGCGCCGCAGTCGTGGCGCCAGCCTGGGCAACCAGCGCGGGGCCGACGGTCGGCTGCGCATGCTCGGCTTTCAGTTCGCTCAGCTTGCGGGCATAAGCGCTCGGCTCGAACGTCGGGGCTTCCGCCTCGCGCCCTTGGCGGGCGGCTTCCCGCAGCGCCTTCACGCGAGCAGTCACGGTCGGGGCGAACTCGGCAGCCGTCTGCGTCATCGCGCCGTCGATGAAGTTGAGTTGCTCGTCCTTCGGCAGCTTGCTCAGGTTGTAGGCGTTCGGGAGGCTGATGCGCCCCTCGTCAACCAACTTCTGCACTTCGTCGTGCAGCTTGAGCAGGCCAAGGCGCTGGGTGATCCAGGCCGGCGAGACGCTCAGCTTCTCGGCCATGTCGGTCAAAGTCAACGTCGGGTTCAGCGTGAACATACGCTGCAACGCCTTCGTGTACTCGACAGGCTTCGTATCGACCTTCGCCAAGTTGGCGACGATCTGGGCTTCGAGGGTCTGGGCTTCGTCGAAGCTCACGACCTTTACCGGAATGTCCGTCACACCGGCGTCCTTCGCGCCGCTGTAGCGATGGAGTCCATCGCAGATTTCGTAATAGATGCTGCCGTCGGTTTCGTCTTTCTTCTCGCGGACGGTGATGGCATTGAGGATGCCAAACTTGCCGATGCTGTCCCGCAGTTGGGCGAACTCAGGCGACTCGCGGTCCACGCCACGGAGGGCGACCGGGTTCTCGCGAATCTCGCTGATCTGCACGTTGCGGAGGTCAGACTTTGCCATGATGTAACATGCTCCAAAAGTGATGTTGAAATCAAACCGTTGCAAAGAAAAGCAAGGTTGAAGGTCACTATAGACGGATTTGAAAAATCAACTTGATTTCAAAATCAATTCACTTTTGCCAAATGAAGGGAGCCGTTACACTGTCATTTTTGTCCTCCAGAAAGTTGATTGCAAAATCATGTTTGCTCTATGGTCCGAAAAATCAAATCAATAGACCGTTCGGACTAGGGGAATTCTGCCGCAACATTGTACGCCACTTTCGCCCAAAAATTCCGACAATTCCGCCGCGACCGTGCGCAATATAAGCGCCGCAGCGTTTGTACACTCGCCTACAATCCGCGACCGTCGGCAGCCGCGCAAGTTGTGCGAGGGCAAGCGCTTACGTTGTCCCCTTACTTACTGGCAACCGCAAGCAACGTATAGCTACCCTTCCCCTGCTCTTCCCTAGTAGGCGCTTTCAGCAAGGTAGTAAGGTAAGGGAAGGGGTAAAGCATTGCGGCCGCTAGACTTAGGGCAATTTCGGAATTTCCGGCGGTAAGTGGCGTATAATGTTATGGCAGATTCCCCTTATGCAATCGGCTGATTGATTTGATTTTTCAGCGGCCCTCTAGGAAATTGATTGCTAAATCAAATGGGTATCACGAAACGCGAGTCAATACGGAAATTCCTACTCGCAAAGGCACGGCCCGATCTGGCTGCCCTTTACAACATGGGAATGGAAGTCCAAGTCAACGTCGCCCAAGACAACGGTGAGTTGATTCAGGGTGAATACAACGGCCACCAATGGCGCGGGTGGACGGACGGCGCTCAAACATGGAAGCCGATCCGTATTCCGTTCAGTTCGATGAGCGCTCCAACCTACGAAGATTCGGAAATCAAATTCGATCTTGCTGCCCACGCTGAGGGCATCGGCATGACGGGTTTTGATTTTACAAATCATCGTAGCATCTATTGTGCATACGACTTCGATGCCATCTGCGGCCACAGTGAGAAGCACGCAAAGAAACTATCGGATCAAGAATTGTCCGAAGTTCGTCGTCTAGCGTGCGAGATTCCTTGGGTCACGGTTCGCCAGTCAACGTCGGGCAACGGTCTGCATCTGTACGTCTTTCTTGACTTCGCAGAAAAAATCAATAACCATGTTGAACACGCCGCCATTGCCAGGGCTATCCTCGGCAAGATGGGTGCAATTACTGGTTATGATTTTAACGCCAAGGTTGACAATTGCGGCGGAAACATTTGGGTGTGGCATCGCAAATACGATAAGGTCGGTGGCATCAATGGTCCCGGCCTCAAGCTAATCAAGCAGGGCGGCAAGCTCAAAGATATTCCGATCAACTGGCGTGACCATATTCGCGTTACATCAGGTGCGAGGAAAAAATCAAAACCGGGGTTTGTCGAGGAAGCTGAGGTCGATCCGTTTGAGGAAATGTGCGGTCAGAACCAGAAGGTTCCGCTCGACGAATCCCATCGGAAGTTGATCGACTGGCTTGAGAAGTCTGGCGCGATGTGGTGGTTCGACAACGACCATCATATGCTTGTTGCTCACACGTTTGATCTGGCCCGAGCGCACAAAGAACTTGGGATGCGTGGCATCTTCAAGACTACTGCGACCGGGCGAGAGCAAGGCGTTGACCAAAACTGTTTCGCGTACCCGCAACGCAAAGGCGCTTGGGTTGTGCGTCGTCACACTAAAGGTGTAGGCGAGGCAGATACCTGGGAGCAGGACGCCAGCGGCTACACGAAATGCTTTCTAAATCGCGAGCCTGATCTTAAAATCGCTGCCCGCGCAAGTGGTGGCATCGAGAATGACAAAGGGGCGTTCGTGTTTCGGGAAGCGGAGTTGGCCGCGACGGCTGCCGCGTCTCTTGGTGCTAATATCGAAGTTCCATCGTGGCTTGCTAAGCGGGCTGCGAGGATCAAATCCCACAAAGACGGCCGATTGATTTTTGAAATCGACCGAGCGAATGGGGACAATCCGGCAGAAATGAAGGATTGGGTTGAGGATGGCCGGCTGTGGAAGCGGGTCTTGAATACGCAAGTATCCACGATTTCCGAACCAGAGCTTGCAAACTTCGATGACGTGGTTCGTCACTTGATTACGCAATCAGGTGAGGACTCCGGGTGGGCTATCAAGAGCGATGGAACGTGGTGTCGTGAACCGATCCCGCACGTTAAGCCGGGCTTGCTGGCTTTCGGCGTTAGTCCAAAGGACATTCCGCTTGTCATGGGTTCACTCGTGGTCAAGCGCTGGACTGTTGTAAGTCAGCCGTTCCAACCGGAATACCCCGGCGACCGGCAGTGGAATAAAGGCGCGGCCCAATTAGCGTTTGCACCAGCACCCGACGTGGATCACAGTAAGTATCCAACGTGGAAGATGATGCTAGCGCACTGCGGCTCTGGTCTTGATTCCGCGATGGCACAAGATCAGTGGTGCAAGGAAACGGTTTGCATACCGGCGGTGAATATCTGATGCTGTGGATTGCATCCCTGTTTCAGTTTCCGCTTGAACACTTACCGTATTTGTTCATGTTCGGCCCTCAGTCGTCTGGAAAGACTACGCTGGCCGATGCTATCGCAATGCTGATGACAAAGGGCGTCGAGCGTGCAGACGCAGCCCTAATAAATCAAGCAGGCTTTAACGGCGAGTTGGAAGGCAAAGTCCTCTGCATCGTCGAAGAAACCGA